GCGGGAGAATTTGGATGGTGGAGGGATTGAAGAAGGGTTGGTTGAGGAACCAATCTAGCACGTCGCTAGAGCCCTTGCTTCGATTGCACTCTCGACAGGCAGCTACGAGGTTAGAGGCATCGTTGCGACCTCCACGGCATCGTGGTCTAACATGGTCAAGGGTGAGATTGGAATTGGAACCGCAGTAGACACATCGGTGGTTGTAGTGAGCTTTGATGGACTCACGCCACATGCGCTTTGCTTCGGAAGAAGTCATGGCCTGAAGGCTCTGGAGAAGGTGATCCGGAGTCAAACTTGGCATGAGGGGTTAGCGTTTCCTCTTTTTGACGGGCTTTCTAGTGGCGTTGTTGCCAGCCCCATTTCTAGCACGGTTTTTGGCTCGTGATTCGAGCACCATCCGGCCGTCAGTAGTGTGGGAGAGGTCGTGACCTCCCTTGCCTGCTATCCCCCGCTTCTTGCGTTCAGCCCACCGCGCTTCCGAGGCTGCCTTCACAGACGGCTTCTTGTTGAGTTTGCGCTGGTAGGCTGCTTTCTTCTTTGCAGCTTCGGGGTTGGCGGCGTAATACTTTGCAGATTTACTTGCGGCCATGGTAATCCTCAATGAGTGTACGGAGGGCCTTGAGCTCCGCCAGGATGCGCTCTTCGGTTTGGTGGTCTCGTGCCGAGTTCTCGGAGAGTTGCTCTTTCTGGGCGGTGGTGGTGACCTGCAAGGCGGATACCTGCACGAGGAGTCCGACCGAAGTAATAGCAAGCCACCCCATCACGGCTGCGATGGCGCCCAGAATGGCACCTCGAATCTGATCGTTCACGTCGTCAGCCTCTCAACGAAGTCTTTATCTCCATCGGTGAGACCGTCGAGAAGGGCCTTGAGGGGGGTTCCGTCGGAGGCCACACCGGTGACATTGTTTTTGGTCAGCCAGTCTATGGCTGCCTTGAGATCTGCGGTGGGGCAGTCTTCACCCTTGCGGATGCGGTTGGTGAGCTCGGCGGTGACGAGCCCGTGGAGGACGTTAAAGTCCCCCTCAGTGGCCTTGGACATAATTCAGATGACGTCGAGGGTCTTGCGGTAGAGGGCCTCCCGCTCACGGAGACCATTGGTGCCCCCGTTGACGACCAGGGTGACCTCCTTGACGGTGGATCCGGTGTCGCAGAGGGCGATGAGCTTGCCCACCTCCTTCCACCACCAGGCTGCCGAGGTCACTGGGTACGTCTCGGCGACGTACGGGCAGCCCAGTTGGAGGATTTTGGGGTCATTCAGGGCCTTGGCAAGGCGGGCGAAGTTGTCTCGACCCGTCACCTGGAGGTATCCAGCCCCTTTGAATTTGACGCCGTCCCCAGGTTGGACGTTTCCTAGGTCTGCACGGCCCTCGTAGGCCGTCCCAGAGGCCAGCTCCTCCATCCAGCGGCCTCCGCCACTCTCGTGAGCGGTCTGGGCCAGGAAGTGGCGCACGTTGGCCTTGGAGGTGATGCCAAACTTGGCCATCCCGGCGTTCAGCTCCGCGATTTCTTCTTTTTTGATCTGTTCTGGCCGACAGCCCCACACATGAGCAAGGGTTGCAGCAGAGATCGGCAGTGAGGAGAGGGTTTTGGGCGTTTCTGTGACGGTGGGCGCCTCAACCAGCTCAAAGGTGGTGTAGAACCCAGGACCAATGGATGAACTGGCCCACCTGGGGAGGAAGTTCTTCCAGCTGTAGCGGACGGACTTGCCTCCTGAGCCGATCTGGGCGTAGCCGCCGTTGACATTGTCCAGCTCCCCGTAGGGATCGTGGAAGATGCCGTGGGTTTCGGTGGCTCCGATCAGAAGGACCCAGTGGCCTCCTCCACGGGGAGCCGTGACAGGCCCGTGGTGTAGGAAGCCCACACCCACAGGACCCTTCTGTAAGGCCTCCATGAGGGCCGTGAAGGTGCCGTTGGTGTAGTTTGTGGCCTTGACCCCGTATTCGAGGCAGGCCTTCTCGTGGGGGGCTGGGTAGATGGTGTCGCCGTACTTCAGGACCGTCTTCAGGTAGAGGTCGTCGGCGTTGGCACCCTTGAGGGCTTCCGGCTGCAGAAACTTAATGGCCATGGCAGCAGTGCTGGCCCGACACATTCGGCTTCCGTGGCTGGTAGCTGAATCCACCTGGAGAAAGTATTGAGGCACCTTCCAGAGGATGTCAGTCATCGCAGACCCTGACGGTCAAAGGTCTTCTTGATGGCTTCCAGCTCAGCCTTCAGCTGGGCCACGGCCTCATCTTCCCTGCGGAAGGGTTTGGCCAGGGAGAGCAGGCGCAGAAGGCCTTGGGTGATGCCGTTGAACTTCTTGAAACGTCCACCTAAGAAGGGGAGGATTTCACCAACAGCGAATGCGATCAGGAGCACCAGACCCGTGCTGTCAGTGGGTAGGGGGATGCTGACGGTTTGGACAGGAGTGTCGGAGGGAACGCCGACCAGGGATTGGAGGGACATGGATTAAAAAGGGGAAAGGAGTAAAAAAAGTTTAGGTTTACCCATTTATATCAGCGTGTTACCAAAATACCAAAGTCGTGAGCTCCGACGCCAATAGCGGAACCCGTGACATTTACATAGCGAATTGAAACGGTATTAGCAGCAGAGATAAACGCCGAAATTTCAACACCGGCAGGCACCGGCCAGGTGGTACTAGATGGAGTTAGTGTCACTTTATCGCCCTGCCCAGCCCCGGAAACAGTTGTAGTGTACGTTGCCGCCGCTAGACTAGAAATAACACCAACGCTGATTGCATTGCCTGTTGTATAAAATTGATTCCCAACAGAAGGCGAAGCAAAGCCAGACACACTGTTCTGACCAATGAACCCACTTGTACTACTACACACCAAAGCAGCACCTGCCCCAGCGGTATTGATTAGCGAGTTGCCAGAAATGGCGGCTTTTGTCACAGTAGCCCCTGCGTCATTGTAAAAGTTCTTCGTATCGAAGGAGCCCGAAAGCACGTTGCCAGCAACGACAAGTCCAGAGCAAGTGCCTGTTAGTTCGAGACAAGATAGTGACGCTCCAGCTCCTGCCCCTAGCGCAGAACCCACATTGCCTTGGAAGACGAAGCCATTAATAGCCGTAAGATGGGCAAGGCAGGTAATACCTTTTAGGACGTTACTTGTTACCGCAATGTCTTTGAGCTGAAACGGCAGGGTGTTATAGCCATCCAAGAATCTAGTCAACTTTGTTGCCGCTGGATAAACCCTGTTTTTCGACACGACCAAGCCATCCACGTTAAAGAGGTTAATGGCTGTGCCCAAGATGGAGTAGAAGGTGTTGCCTAGGATCTGACAGTTGGAAACCACATCACCGGCTGTAGACGTGCCAAGTGATATGCAGTTGGTTGAGGAGACATCAAATAGGTTTTCCCCAATCATCACATCATCGGACGATTGGATCTTGATGGCAAGCAACTGTGGCGTTCCAAACGTACAACGTCGGATGCGAACCGAGTTACAGGTGGCTGTTGTTTTGGTTATGTTGATGCAGGCCCCTCCCGTACCACCATTGCCAGCTGCGGTCATCGTAAGATCATCCCACGACACGGAACAGCCTTGAGCTATGGGATTCACCCGGAAGTGATCGGTAGCTGCTGTGTATTGAAGAATCCGCGCACCCGTCGAAAACTCAGAGTGGCCTTCGCCTCGGAAAGATATGCTGCGCGTCACGGTCAGTGCGGCCGTGATCTTGTAGACCCCAAACGGGAAGAATAGCTCTGTTACACCAGGGCCTGGGGATGACGATGCGTATGTTTCGGGTATGTAAAACGACTGGGCGTAAGTAATCGCAGCCTGAATGGCAGCAGTGTCATCGGTGCTGCCATCACCGATGGCGCCAAAATCCCGAACGCTCACGACTTCTCTTAGCTTGGACGTGAGTGTTCGTCCAACAGCACCTGCTCCAGCTTGAACAAAGGTTACTTGTGTGTTTGCAACAGTTAATGCCGTGTTAGCCGTATTGGTTGCATCCGTAATCTGTGCTTGGAGACCAGCCGTAGATTGGTTGGCCGCGTCGTACTGAGTCTCTTGATTATAGTAAAGACTCTGCAGGAAGTTTTGATTAAGTCCCACAACAGGAATAGGGCCCCCTGGCTGAAGAACAGCCGCCAAGGTATCTGCCGGAGTTTCTCGGAAAATACGCACCTCAGCTCCATTGGAAGGAGCCACAGTGAACCGCAGGACGTTAGCACTGAAAAAGGTGAAGGCCGTGGTCAAGGTGCCATTGATTGACGCCTTGACGTGTAGCTGGTTAAGATACGGAAAGGTGAACGAGAAGTCCACCTGGACCCCGTTACCTGTGGCGGTAGCGGGGACGTAGGGGTTAATTGCCATCGTTAAGTGCGTCGATTGCTTGCTTGGTCTGGGTGGCCGCGTCAATGTCTCCGCGTCCCATCTGATCTCGCAGTTTGCGGACCTGGTCACTGCGAGTCATCCACTTGACCGAGGTCTGCATCATACGAGCCCGGGCCTCAGCCTTGGCCTGGTTGATGGTGGATTGGATCAGTTCGGTGTGTGCCGACTGTTCGATGGGTAAACTGCTCTGCCTGACCTTCCAACCGCGCAGGGCATCCTGGTAGTTGGAGCTATTGAATAGGTCGTTAAGCCTTTCAGCCAGCCTGACCTCGTGGAGGGCAGTGGCAAAGTCGGC